ACGAACATTATGAGGATAATATTGCCATTCAGGTTTTTCATTGGTGAGTTGTAAAAAAACAGATTCTATATCGTTGTCTAAAAGAAAACTAATTTCTGCATCTGATATTCCTACACGATCTAAACATCTGCCCACACCTATAGTCACTAGACCAAGATGATCTTCATAAGGCATTTTTTCATAGCCTTCTTCTTTGATTAACTTTTCTTTGAGTTCACTTCTTAATTCGTTGGTTGCTCCAACTTCGTAAATACTCATTAGTTACCCTTTGTTACTTTTTGTATTTTTTCTACTGACCTTAAACCAGCCATGCCGAGCATAGCCATCAATATTGTAGATAACTGAGTAAAATCAAACTCTGGCAAAGCAACTTGTATACCAGCTATGCCAACAGCAAATTGAATCATAGGTGCAAGAATAAAATGATAAAGCATAGCAAGACTACATACCCAGCCGACACTCGGTCTCCAGCCCGCCACAAACCAACTCTTACTGGCAGCTTCAATCTTATTGACTTCTATCTGAGCAAGATTAGCAGTTTGTAATTGTGTCTTGAGTTCATGTTCTAGTTGCATCTTTAAGTTTTTATCTGCAACAAATTTATTAAGTACGCTGCCAGCTATGCCGACAACTGAGTTGGTTATAGGATCAGCCATTTTTATCTCCGTCTAATAATTCTTTAATCTTTTGTGCTTTTTCTTCCTTAGTATCTTGATGCAATTCTGAATCAACAACTTTAGCTAATTTAAGTGTTGCGATTCTTTCGTTAGGTACATATCGCCATGTCCAGCCATCAGGTGAGTAAACACCAAAAACTGTTTGCGACATACCAATCTTAATGATCATAGCTTGTTGACCATCAAGAATAACTTTATCGCCTTCTTTTAAGGATGAGTTGTATTTAAAGTTTATGCCTTT